CTGAACCGGATGGTCGACGGCAAGCCGGGCATCCTGGTGAGCCCGAACTGCCCGGCGCTCAACGCGGCGCTGGAGGGCGCTTATCACTTCCGCAAGGTCCGCGGGGCCGAAAGCACCCGCTACACCGAGGAGCCGGAGAAGGACTCGGCCTCGCACGTGGCGGACGCGTTCCAGTACATGCTGCTCGGCGGCGGCGAGGGCCGCGAGCTGGTGGGCGCGCGCAAGGACGGCGCCGGCCACGTCAACGTCCGCGGCCAGTGGTCGGTGTTCGGCGGCGGCCGCGAGGTGTTCCGCCAGCGGCGCGGGCCGAGCGTGCGGGGGTGGTGATGCCCGGGTGCATGCTCCAGACGGCCGGCTGGTTCGTGGCGTTCTCCGGGCGCGAGCGCCGGCACTGGTACGACGTCTTCACGGCGCCCGGCTTCCGGCACGTGAGCGCGTTCACGCCGATCGAGGGCGGTGACCGACTGACGGAGCAGGCCTGGTTGTTCGTCGACCCGTCGACCTACGGCTTGCGCGTCGAGGTGATGACCAACGACGAAATGGATTTGGTCATCGCCGGCATTCATCAGAACGCCGGCCGGGTGGTGTGCCTTGATCGCCGGCCGGCGCCGACGCCCAGCGCGATTCCCCGGTACGGCTGGTACTGCGTTAGCGAGATCGAGCGCCTGCTTGGCCTGCCGCAGCGTGCGTTGAGGCCGGTCGGCCTGTACCGGAGGCTCCTGGCATTGGGCGCGACGCCCGTTTTTGAGGAGCTGCGAGAAGATGGGGTTTTCTAGTCCGGACCCGCCGCAGGAAGACCCGGCCGTCAAAGCCGCCCGGCAGCGCGAGCGCGAGCGCGCCGAAGCCGCGCGTAAGCGCGAGCTGCAGGAGCAGTTGCGGGTGGAGACGTCGCTGGTGTCGTCGCAGCGCGGCAGCCGCGGCGGCCAGCAGTCGCTCCTGTCGCGCGGGACGCGCGGCTTCTCCGGTAACCAGGGACGGCAAAAGCTGGGCGGCGGTAGCTGATGGCGCAGTCCGAGACGCTGAAGGAGGCGAAGCGGCGGCTGCAGAAGGCTCAGGCCGGGCAGCAAATCCACGCCGATCGCGTCGACGACATCTACCGCTACATGATGCCCTGGCGCCGGCGGCACTACCAGCAGGCCGGCGCCGAGGGGCGGCTGGAGGACTTCGACGAGCTGTTCGATTCCACCGGGATCGACACGCTCGAGGACTTCGCCGCCGACATGGGCCACACCTTCACCGCGCCGAACGACAAGTGGGTCGATGTCGAGCCGGTGATGGAGTTCGACCAGGGCGACCGCCGGCGCATCGACGAGCAGCTGAAGAAGTACCGCGACGTGGTGTTCGACCACATCGAGCGGTCGAACTTCCACGAGGCCGCCCAAGAGGCCTACCCGGACCTGTTCCCGGGCACGATGGCGATGCTCATCGAGGACCTAGACCCGGGCGAGCCGATCCACTGCGAAGCGGTGCCGCTGCCGGAGCTGCTGATCGACCGGGCCCCGCGCGGCCGCGGCGTCGGGCCGCGCTTCCGGCAGTTTCACGTGCCGCTGGAGCACATCGAGGTGCTGTGGCCGGACGCGGAGCTGCCCGAGGCGTGGCAGGAGCAGAAGAAACGCAGCCCGGACACCAAGAAACAGATCACCTGGGGCCTCTGGCGCGATCACAGCCGCAAGGACACCGAGGTCTGGAAGTACGTCGTCTTCTCCAACGACCACCTGCTGCTTGAGGAGGAGCTTGAAGGCAAGGGCAGCTGCCCGCTGGTGGTGGCGCGCTGGAACCCGGACGGCGTGACCGCCTATGGCGTCGGCCCGGGTCACAAGGCGCTGCCGAGCGTGAAGACGGCGAACAAGATCGTCGAGCTGAACCTGCGCGCGGCGGACAAGGCGGTCGATCCGGTGGTGATCTACCCGGACGACGGTACGCTCGCACCCGGCAAGTCGGTGGTGCCGGGCGACTGGCTACCGAAGATGCCGAACAGCTCCGATCCGTTCGTCCTCAACACGGCCGGCAACGTCGACCTGTCGATGCTCGCGCTGGAGGAGCAGCGCATGTCGATCCGGCGCGCCGGCTTCCAGGACAAGCCGCACCAGCGTGGCAAGACGCCGCCGACGGCGACGCAGTTCCTGGAAGAGCAGATGGACACGATCAAACGCATGGGCGCGCCCGCCGGCCGGCTCATCACCGAGTGGCAATACGCGATCTTCCAGCGTTTTGCCTACCTGCTGGAGCAGCGCGGGACCCTGCCGCCGATCGAGCTCAACGGCGAGCGGATCGCGCTCAAGCCGGTCAGCCAGTACACGAAGCAGAAGCAGGAGCAGGACGCCCTGCGCCTGCAGCGCTGGGTGCAGACGGTCGGCGAGGTCGCGCCGCAGGCGGTGCCGGCGGTGGTCGATCTGTTTGAGTACGCCAACCGCCAGGCGGACTTCATGGGCGTGCAGAAACGCGACCTGGTGCGCAACCCGCAGCAGCTGGCGCAGATCGCCGAGCAGCTGGGCGGCACCGGCCTGCTCCAGGGAGGCGGCGCATGACCCAGGGCGCGATCGGGGCCGGCGAGCGCGCGCGCCGCGGCCAGGACCAGGCCAGCCAGCAGGCGGACGTCGATGCCGCCTACCATGACTGCTTCAACACGCCTGCCGGCCGGCTGGTGCTGGAGCACCTGCGCAAACGCTACGTCGAGATGCCGACTGAGCACGGGGAGTCAGAGAGTGCGTTGAGGGAGTTCATGGGCCAGCGCAACCTCGTGCTCGAAATTCAACGGCGCATCACGCGAGGCGAGCGATAGATGTTCGATCTGTTCCGATTTGGGCGACTCCCGCTGCTGGCTGCTGAGGGCGAAGGCGGCGGCGGTGAGGGCGCCGGCGGAAGCGAAGGCCAGGGGGAGGTCGGCACCCAGGGGTCCGGCACCGAAGGCGCGTCCGGTCAGGGCCAGGAGAAGACGGGAAACGAGGGCGGCGCGAAGGCCGCCGGCGAATCCGGCCAGGACGGCGGAAAGGGCGGCTCTGAGAAGAAGGGCGACGGCGGCGCGAAGGTCGCCGAGAAGCCCGAGGGCCTGCCCGATCACCTGTGGGATGCCGAAACCGGCCAGCTGAAGACCGACGAGGTCGTGAAGGAGCTGAGCCAGGGCGGCCAGAAGCAGGGCGAGAGCAAGGCGCCGGAAGACCCGTCGCAGTACGAGCTCAAGGTGCCGGAGAGCGTGGAGCTACCCGAGGGCCTGGAGTGGCAGTTCGACGAGAATCAGCCCGAGGTGCAGATCGGCCGGCAGATGGCCCAGCAGATGGGCCTCGACCAGAAGGGGTTCGAGGAGCAGCTGCTGAAGCCGTTCATCGAGGCGAAGGTGCAAGAGCACAACGCCGAGACCGAGCGCCAGGCGGCCGAGCTGCAGAAGCTGGGCGAGAACGTCACCGAGCGCATCGACTCGCTGAGCAACCGCATCGACCAGTCGCCCTACAGCGACGACGAGAAACAGGCGCTTAAGAGCATCGCCAGCACCGCCGCCGGCGTGACCGCGCTTGAGAAGCTGATGCGCACCGGCCCGCAGGCGCCGACCCGCGAGAACGCGGAGAGCGCAGCGGCCAGCAAGCTCACGCGCAACGACCTGGAGCGCAAGATGGCGAGCCAGGAATACCGCCGCGGTGATCCGGCGGTCGTGAAGGAAGTCCAGGAGGGCTTCCGCAAACTGTATCCGGGCGAACACCGCCGGATCGGCTAAGGGAATAGAGGACCATGGCCACGACCATTACCGAGGCGTTCGTCCAGCACTTCGGCTCGGACTTCAAGATGGAATACCAGCGCATGACGGCCCGTCTGCGGTCGACCGTGCGCAAGCGCAACTTCAATCCGGGCGAGAAGACGCGCTTCTACAAATCCGGCGTCATCGCCGACACCTTCAAGACGAAGGGCCGGCACTCGGAGATCACGCCGTTCAACGTCGGCCCGTCCTACGAGGACGTGACGCTGACCGACTACTACGGCGGCGACTGGATCGACGAGTTCGACGAGGACAAGATCACGATCGACGAGCGCCGGCGCCTGGCGCGGCTGATTGCGGCGGCCAAGGCCCGCACCGTCGACGAGATCATCCGCGACAAGCTCTACGAGTCGGCCGGCTCCGGCGGCGGTGGCGGCGGGCTGCCGAAGTTCTCCAGCTCGACCGCGCAGACCGTCAACTACGCCAACATGCTGGCGCTGCGCGAGGAGCTGGCGGGCAACGACGTTCCCTTCGAGGGGCAGGTGTTCTGCGCCGTCGGCCCGAAGACCTGGTCGAAGCTCATGCAGATCGAGCAGTTCGTGAACCAGGACTACATCCCGGCCGACCAGCTGGTGATCGCCACCGGCATGAACATGAAGCCCTGGCTGGGCATCAACTGGTTCGAGTGGA